AGAGAACGTCCCATAGAGCCGCCTATGGCGACTGCCTGACGCTTGAGGTTCTTCAGTTCGTTGATAACTGCCTGACCTGGGCCATTGACCTCAAGGTTAAGGGTTGAGTTCTTGTAGGCTCCGGCTAGGTGGGCAATGACCCAAGCAAACTGATAGGTATTCAGTTCACTGGTTGCAAACTCTGCCACCTGTTCCATACCGTCTGAATAGCATCTGAATACTTGTATGCAAAAGCGATCAGCCCAGTCGGATGACCCGTAGGCTGGGTCTGCGCCAATAACGTAGTAAGCCGTATCAATGGGTTCTTCCCAAATCTTCAAGGTTGCCATGCGCTCGTTTGAGGGTATGACCTGCGTATCTTGGAAGTTGGCTCCCATGACGTAGCGGTAGGAATCAAACTTGAGTTTCTTAGCAATCTTTGCCGCATCGGTGCAGCGGGCATTACTGAAGAAACTAGTGCCGGTCATGATGAACGCATAGTCCTCAGTGGGCGGGAACTCCTGATACATCAGGGATTCTTCTTTAATTCCCTCAAGTAGCTTCCAACGCCACCAAGCCATCTGACGGGAGTTGATCTCAACGTCATACAGTTTCTTGATGTCTTTTGTCCATTCCTTTTCTTCTGGCGTTAACTTGCCGTCCCAGTAGACCTTGTAGATATTGCTGTTAGGGTCTACGGAGTAATACTCATTGCGCCACCAGCCGCAGAAGATCGCCTTCTGTGTTCTGGCCTTCCGTGCAGTCACATACATATCGTGGAACATATTGAAGCCACGGGCTGTGCTTTCAAATATGTACATACGGTTAGGGTTGTTCTCAGCAAGTGATGCCAATAGGGATGCCAGACCTTCCTCATCGCCCCAGGAGGAGGTTTCAGTACCGTGCAAATAGGTAATTGCCTTACCGCGTCCTAGAGAGCCTTTGGCGCGTAACCCAGCCACCTGATAGAACAGACGGGAACGGTTCTTCAGGGAGAGCTGTGTTCTGTTATGCGCTAACAGGGGAATCCGGTATTCCTTGGGTAAGCCATCCATGTACATGGACAGGGTAGACCGAAACATATCCCTGTTTTCTTCCGTATCGGTTGTCAGGGTTCCTTGGAGACCCGGATTGATAAAGTGCCAGTACAGATCGAGTGCTAGAGAGATTGTAGTGATGCCAAGCTGCCGTCCTTTGAGGATGACAAACATATGAACATCGTTTTCTAGGCCAGACGCAATTTCGTTCATCACATAGGTTTGAGTCCCTAAGAGATGATCCATGCGCTTTAAGCCTTCCTCTTTAGTTTCAATCTTTAGTTGAGAACAAAAGCTATAAAACTGTTTGAGGTTGAATTTCATCTCGCTTTCTTGCGGGCTGGCTTCTTGGCTGTCTTAGCCGACTTCCTAAAGGCTTCAGCCGTAGGCGCACCAGCAGAACCGACTTTACGCATCTTCTCGCCAGAACCTTTAGCTATCCGTTCCCGTTTAGCATGGATATTGGCGTACAGACCTTTTGCTTTGCTTTTCATGTTAATTGCCCTCTTTTAATTTCCAAGCCAGTATCTTCTTCATTGAATCACGGTCATTCGCTAAAGCAACCAAGCCTTCAACATGAAGTGGCGGGTACTTCGCTTTCCATTCTTCCCAGAGAGCGCGTTTCTTTACTTTACTTTTCCTGCACTCAAATACTCGCAATACCTCTTGCTTGAGATTAATGCGAGATTGTCTTAACTTTTCTTGGATTTCTTTGGAATCGCAATCCATTCTCCGCACCAGTCCTCTTCAGCAGTAACAGGCCAGTGGGCCATGACAGTCTCAAAGATACCTGAATTGCGGGAGACATGAGGACGGGGCGCATATCGCTTGCAGTGACCTGACAAAGCATAGTCAGGAATAGCGTCCCAGAACTTACAGGTGTTACATAACATTAGTCGTAATCTCGCATTTGATGACGGAGTCGCAAAACCTCTTGCTCCAGCGCCTTCGTCCGGCGTTCTGTCTCAAGAAGCTGCTTAAGCACCTCAAGGGAGATCATCGAATACTCCCCGTAATGCTCAGGCATGGGAATGTAGTTTAAGCACTTCTCCATATTCGTACTCCATCCTCGCTGTTTCGAGCAATGAACTTCTTGCCAAACTTCTTAGAAGCTCGGTAATTGGAATTACACGCTACTTGCAAGCTCTTACCAGGCATAAGGAAACTCTCGCCAATAGCCATAGTCTCGTAGGGATAACTACTACGCAAACTAGGCAGAGGTACATCCTTATCTACTTTAATAGCACTGGTCATATACATAACTCCATATACACAAGTAAGCATCATATACAAATAAACAGAAGATGCAAATAAATAGGAATTTTTTATGGGGGGGTTGAGTTAAGGGTCACGCCCTACAGCCCCCCTGTGTCCAATGCCTGGGCGCGGGTGCTAGCGATCGCGTGTGCCAGCGAGCGACAAGGCCATAGGAGGACTACAGAGAGCGAGAGAGTAGATGCGCGAGAGAGTGTAGATGGGTGGACATGATTACCCTAGATTGGGAGAGGACGGAGAGTAGACCTTCTCTCTCACTCTCACCCCTACATCAACGCGTTACATATACCTACATTACAGACCACTATTTATGTCTCATATATATATATAAGAGAGTTTGATCTATCGACTCTAACCTTCCACTAACCAAACATTAAGACATCTTAATGTAAATACCTATTGACATCGCTATAACGCTTATATACGATATATACGTTGATGTTGATAACTAACTCTAACTAACAGGTGGTACAGATTATGAGCGGATTAGAGATAACCGGTGTCGTGTTGTGTTTCGGTTTAATTGTGTTTGGTCTGATCGGAGCGATTAAGACATCGGGGGAGAAATAACCATGGCATTACCAAAAACAACAACAACAATAACCACAAGCAAAGGCACGTTCTCTGGGGAATTAGTCGCCTATTGGCAGAATTTAGCAAGTTACTATCGCGCGCCTGATGGAACTGTTTGGTGCTATGGAATCACCGGACAATGGGTAAATAAGGGAAAACTGACTAAAGAAACATTTCAAAATAACTTACGCGGAACATGGGTAGAAGCTTAAATGCAGCTTGTAGCGCATCCGACTAGGGTGCGCTATTGGGTGCAAAATAGCACCGTATCCTAACAACAGAGGTAAACACAATGACTACGACAATTACGATCGAATCTCACGTTTTGAAAGCTCATTTAATCACTGCATCAAAGAAAGATACTCGGTTTTATTTGTGTGGTGTGCTGGTTGACACCACCAACCGCCGCTTAGTGTCCACCGATGGTCACGTTTTACTGGTCACGCGTTTCTTCTCGGACATAGAGGGCGAGATTGTGCCTGATTTTATTATCGGGCGAGATCAAATCGTGAACGGTCTTAAGACTGTTGCCAAGCGATTGCCAGTGACAATCACAATAGACCAGGACGCTGTAACGGTGGGTGCTGTCACCGGAACCGTAATTGACGCTCGTTTCCCTGATATTTCGCGGGTGATTCCTACGTCAATAAGCGGCGAGACAGCGCATTTTGACTCAGAGCTCGTTAACCGCGTTTCGGATGCGCTCATTTTAGTTGCCGATTCATCCAGTAAAAATAAACCTACCTTGTTTCAAAATGGCACTTCACCCGCGATCATGACTCACGGCGGCGATGCTTTCGGCGTGGTGATGCCCATGCGAAGTGATGCGATTGCCAGCGATGCGCTTATCTTGGTCGATAGCATCATGGGCCGGAAGATAACCCAGTCTGAATCAATAGCGGCTTAACTGTATCGTGTAGCACACTCTAACCAGTGTGCTATGCGATGCAATCAGCATCATCCTAACAATCTGAGGTGGACAAAATGACAAGTACAGAACTCGATTTATCAGGCGACATCATCGCCGTGACAGACATCATCAAGCGTTTCGAGGAACTGGAATCGATGGAAGATGGCTTACCAGATGCCCTAGAGCGATGCGCGCTGGCGGCTATCCTAGATGATCTACGCGGAAATGGTGGTGATGAAAAATGGCGCGGGAATTGGTATCCATCTTACCTAATCCGTGACAGTCATTTTGAAAAATACACCATTGAGATGCTAGAGGACTGCGGAACTATTCCAAAAGACCTTCCGTCATGGGTTGAAATAGATTGGGAACGGACAGCAAACAATGTCCGAATAGATTACACCAGTACCACTATTGAAGGTACAACCTTCTGGTATCGCTGAGTTTTACCACCACTGAGCGGGACTAACACCGCTCCTTTTTTCCTAACTATTGAGGTACACACGTGAAACGATGGCAAGTTACGTTAGTAACAAAAGAATATCGGCAGATGGACGTTGACGCTGCAGATTACGATTCGGCTATTGCGGTGGCGATTGATGCACGTATCGAAAACAAGATGCCAGATGACAATGACCAGGCATGGTTCGTGGATTGGATTGCGGACTGGCAAGAGGTGACAAAATGAATATATTAGACCGATTATTGATGCACCCAGTGCTGGATTGTCTCGCGCAAGCG